TAGCTATTAGAACTTTCACCTTTCAAAGTGGCGTGAATAGTAGCTGCCACGTTTATTTACCAAACATTGCTTACATTCTAGCGTCATAAAAAACCCCCACCAAATAAATGGTGAGGGTTTATTCCATTCCCTAGTGATTTAATTATAAATCAAAGAGTTGAAGTGTCTAATGGTGTGTTAACTGTTAACTGAACCATAGGAATTAGGTCTGCATCATAAGTTGCAGTCCAGTTGTCCTTGTTACCAAGAACACTATTGGTTGGGTTGTCAGCAGCATTACCCCACTTAGTACCCATAACGTGATACGCAGTGTGATAGTCAACAGAAAGTACGTCTTGCTTCGAGAGCACATTTCTGTCAGCCTCGATTCGGAGATCTTGCTGAACACCTTCCAT